GTGCCCGCGTTCGGCACCGACACCGCGCCCGGGATAACGCCCGGCGGGACACCCCAGTCGAGCGGCCACACGCGCGGCCAGACGCGACCGGCACCCGGAGTCGTGTCCGCCAGGGACGCCGTGCCGAACGTGGGCAGGCCGTACAGGAGGGGGTCGGAGGCGGCGAGGGTCAGGGTGTAGACGCCGATACTCGCTGACGCCGGGGTGACGCGAGGCGCATCGTCGAGCCACGCCATCGCCGAGAGCACCCCGTACTCCGACGACCCGATGAGCGGTCCCGAACCACCGTGCGCCAGGACGGCCGCCAGGCGTCGGTCGGCAGCCTCGAGTGCCACGGGCGACGGGGCGAATATCTTCCCCTGTAGCCTTACCAACCGCTCGTCTGGGTGGCCCTTCGACGGGTGTGTACCCGCCTGCTGCGAGCGCGGCTCCCGCGACGACCGCATCGGTGGACCGTCGAACCAACCCGGCGCATCCTCGACGGTCCACCGCACCCCGTACTCGTCCGTGCCGGTCAGCGAGAATCCATCGACCGTGAACGAGTGGTACTGGCTCATCGCAGCATCGCCCCGATCCGCTCGTCGACCGACTGAGACACGGAGCGCCCGTCCAGGCCGATCTGCACGTGGGACACCGCGCGTGCAGTTGCCCGTGCCAGCCGTTCGTAGTCGATCGGCTCAGGGATGGGAGCCGGAGACGAGAACGCGCCGCCGCCGCCGTAGACCGGCACCCCGATCTGCCCCCCGTAGGCGTACCCGGCGACCTGGGACGCCACCGCGGCCTTGTCCATGCGGTTCACGGCGTCCATGAACCCGCCGCCCCAGTAGTTGACCGCCGGGACCTGGTGCATGTACTCGCCAGCGGTCGCGCGGATCAGGACGTTGTCGGCCCGCGAGTGAGGCGACGATCCCGGGATCAGACCACCGAACGCGCGACCTGTGGGGTTGCCGCGACCAGTGGAGAACCCGACGTCCTGGCCGGCGACGTTCATGTAGACCGTCATCCCGGACACGGTGCGTCGGAACGACTCGACCACCGCGTAGGCCGACGACGGGTCGGCGAGCAGCGGGATCACAGGAGCGGCGTGACCCTCCACCGACGTCACGAACGCGTCCGTCGCCGCGGTGCCCTTCTGGCCCCACAGCGTGACGACCTGGGCGAACTCGGCGTCGGTCATCGACGCCATCAGGGCCACCTGCGCGGCGCCCTCGGGGCCGAGGTCGAGCAACTCGGAGATCATCGCGTCCGCAGCCGCCGACATCTCCGCCGACATGCCCTCGCGGGCCTTCGTCGTCAGGGCGACCATGTTGGTCTCCCATGCCGTCTGCGCGTCGACCTGGGCCTGGAGCTGGGCGATGTAGTCGGCCGAGGAGACCGTCACCCCGTCGTAGTAGTCCTCCCACGAGTCGGTGGACTTCTCGGTCGCGTCGGCCGTGGACTGTGCGTAGGCCGTGTTCTGGTCGATGACGCCCTGGTAGGCATCGGTCAGGTCGATGAACGCGGCGTCGGCTTCCGCTACCGTGGTCCGCCACTCGGCGAGCGCCTCCGTCGCCGCCTCGGTGGACTCGCCCACGTACTGGGTCGCGTCACCAAGGGCCGCCGTCGAGACGGTGGCGTCGCCGGACGCGATGTCGAGCTCTCCGGTCGCCGCCGCCAGGAGAGTCGTCTCGTCGAGCACGATGCCCTGGGCGGTCGCTGACGAGTACAGGGCGTCCCGGTAGCCGGTCATGCGGTTGAGCAGCATCCGCACGGCCTCGTCGCCGCCGCCCGCGGCGTCCACCAGCGAGTTGAACTGGGTCTGCGCGCGCCCCAGGTCGGTCTCGGCCACCACGCCCAGCGCGTCGCCGACGTCGCCCAGGCGGATGCCGAGCTGACGGAGACCGCCGTCGAGGCCGGCGATGTCGTTCAGGGTGTTCACGAAGGCGATCGATGGCTCGTTGAGCTTCTCGAGCGAGCGCCGGAACTCGTCGACGTTGCCTGTGTCGATGCGCCCGACCAGGGACAGGTTCTCGTCAGCGAAGCCCTGCCCGATGTCGGAGAAGAGCGAGGCGACGTCCGCGCCGTTCTGCTCGATGTCGATGAGCCGGTTCAGCAGCTCCTCGCTGCTGACGCTGGCGCTCTGTGCCGCATCCGCAAGCTCGATGAAGGCCGCCGCGACGGCCACTGCGACGACGCCGGCGCCGACGTTGCGCCATGCCACCTTCGAGGTGGCGCTCAGGGTCTTGAACGCGTTGACCGTGTCGAGGATGCGGGGCACGACCAGCAGGAAGGCCCCGCCCGCGAGGGCGACCCCGCCTGCGAGGGCGCCGATCCCACCCGCCGCCTGCTGCACCGGCACAGGCAGGCCGGCGAGCCAGCGTGAGAAGTCGGCGACACCCTCAGCGGCGTCGTTGATCGCAGGCAGGAAGACCTGGCCCAGGGAGATCGCCGCGTCGTTGACCGAGTTGCGCGCGACCTCGATCTTGGACGCCGTGGTGTCGTACCGCTTCGCGGCCTCGATCAGCAGAGCGTTCCCGTCGGCCCACGACTGGTTGCCCAGCGCCAGGGAGTCGCGCAGCAGGTCACCGGAGTTCGCCATGGTGAGCAGGGCGCGCGTCACCCGCTGCTCGGACTGCCCGAGATCGTCGAGAGTGGTGAACACGTCCCCGCCAGCGGCGTTGATCCGACCCAGGCCCTCGACGAACGAAGCGATCGCGGACGCCGGGTCGGTCTCGAACGCCGTCGTGAACTGCTCCGCGGTCATGCCCGCGACCTCGGCGAACTTTGCGAGGTCGTCCGAACCTGTCGACACGGCCTTCGCCATGTCGGTCATGATCTTGGAGATGGCCGTGCCACCGGCCTCGACCTCGATGCCCACCGAGGCGAGCGCGTTCGCCAGCCCCAGGACCTCACCCTCGGTCAGGCCCACGATCTTGCCCGCGCCTGCGATGCGCTGCGCCATCTGCACGATGTCGCGCTCGGTCGACGCACCGTTGTTGCCGAGTGCTACGACAGCCGCGCCCAGGTTGTCGACGTCGCCCGCGGCGGTCTGCATGACGTTCATCAACTGGGCGAGGGACGTCGCAGCCTCGTCGGCGGACAGGTTCGTCGTCTCGCCGAGGTCGATCATCACGCGCGTGAAGGCCGCGACGTTCGGGGTCTGCACACCGAGCTGACCGGCAGCCTCAGCGACGGCCGCGATCTCCTGGTGCGATGCAGGCAGAGTCCGCGCCATCTCGCGCAGGGAGTCCTCGAGCGCCCCGAGCTCAGCGGCCGTACCGTCGACGGTCTTGAGGACACCCGTCCACTGCGACTCCCAGTTGACAGCCGCACGGGCAGCCAACCCCAGGCCGGCGAGCGTAGCCGTGCCGAACGCCGTCATCGTCTGCCCGGCGCGGTCCCACGCCTCGCGGTTGTACCGTGCCGACTGCACCATCCGACCCAGCGCGGTGTCAGCCTTCGCTGCGGACGCCGGGATCTTGTCCGTCGCCGCTGCGGCCTCGGCCATCTGCCGCTTGAAGTCGGCCACCTCGGCCTTGAGGATCATCCGAATGGTGCGATCGGCCACGGTCACACCCCCGCCCTGGTTCGCTATGGAGTTGAATGGGCGGCATGACTGAGACCACGACCGCGCCGACGAAGCCGTCCGGGACCCGCGCGATGCTCTACGCGGTCCTGTCGATCCCCGCCGGGGCCGCGTTGTGGGTGGTCGCCTACGTCCTGGCGGAGACCGCAGACGTGTCCGGGTTCACGGTCCTGGGGGTGTTCGTCGCCGCGGCTGGCGTGGTCGGCGGCGCCGGGACGGCCATCGTGCAGCGCCTCGCGTTCGACCGTCCGGAGCGGGTGTCGCTCGGCAGGGTCGCCGCCTTGGCGATGGGCGTCCCTGCCACCGTCCTACTCCTCGGGCTCGTCCTGGACCTGATCCTGCGCTGAGGACTCACGTCCCATGTGCCTGATCGAGATGCGCGCGCCCGGGTTGGGCTCGGCCTTGCTGCGGCGTGCTGCAGCCTCATTGGCCTCGAACGCCGCCTCGGCGTAGTCCATGACGTCGTCGGGCGCGAACCGTTCCTCTGGGTCACGCGCCAGCCAGTCGGGGAAGCCCCACCGGTTCAGGCTGGCCTCGTAGGCGAGCAGGCCCTCAGCGAGGCCCCGGTCGACTTCCGTCCACCGCATGTACTTCGACGGGCGGACGTGCCATGCCCGAGCCGCTCGAAGGGCCGCGATCAGCCCTGGGTGGTCGTGGAGCGCCCGGGCGATGTAGGGCGCGGCACGGCCACGTCACCCTCAGTCGCGGCCATCACCGCCGTTGCGAGCTTGCCCGTGACGCGCTGCCCCTTGCCGGACGGGATGAGGCCCACCCACGTGTCGCCGTGCGGACGGTCCCGCAGTTGGCGCAGCGCCTCGACGGTCACGATCGGCGGCTGACCCGGACCGCGCTCAAGTCGGCCCCGGGTCGATTCCACGGCCGTCACGGCAGCGCAGATCAGGTGCAGGGTGCGCTCCCGGTCGGCCTCATGCGCAGCGCGTGCCCATTTCGTGACCTTCTCCGCGTAGTCCTCGGCGGCCTTCTTGCCCGCCTGCGCAGGCGGTGGCACGGGCTGCGACGGGGACGCCACCCCGCCGGTCTTCGGCTCGAAGGTGTCCTCGATCTCGTCGTGCGACAGTGCCCGGACGGTCCACGTTGCCTTCGACGCCTCCCACCGCTCCCGCCACTCCTCCATGCGCGCCTCAATGCCCGGCCGCGGGTCCACGGCCGACATCGGCGCGTCGTCCCCAGCCTGCGCGGCAGCCTTCTCCGCAGCCGTGTACTCGGCTTCGAGGGCCTCGTACTCGGCGATCATGTCGGGGCGGTTGAAGATGTCCACGCTGCGGGTCGCGACCGTGCCTGACGCGATCCACGCCATGAGGTCGAAGTTCTCGGGGGTGATGCCATCATGCTCGTCGGTGCTCACAGGTCAGCCTCTCGCGTCACAGGTCGTCAGGGTCGGGGACGTGCATGCCGTCCATGGTGTCTTCGCACTTCGCGGACCCGAAGCCGCGGTCCAGGCGTCGCCACCGGGGGATCCCCGGGGACGGCACCTTCGGACCGGTCGGGTCGTCGGGGTTGCGGCGTGGGAGGCCCTTGAGCAGCAGTGCCTCCTCGATCCGCTGGCCGCATGCCACGCACCGGGACTCGCGCCCGGTGGTCTCGTCGTTCGTCACGGTCATCGGTCAGCCCTCCACAGCAGTGATGCGTGCCGTGCGGCGGTCGCCGTCGTCGTTGCGCACGGGGATGAAGATCCGGTGCTTCCGACGTGCGCCGTCTCGATCGACCAGCGGCTCACCGTCCTGATCCAGGGCAACGACGAGAGCGTGCACGCCGTCGTTGGCTGCACGGACCTCGATCGTGTTGGACGGGTCCAGTCCCATCGCGGCGAACATGGCGACGTACTGGCTGCGGGTGATGTAGTCGGGAACGGTGGGGAAGGTCTTGCTCATGGGAACCGCCTCCGCGGGTCTCAGCACAGGCCCGGGACATGAAGCCCCGGCGGGGCGCGCGACCTGTGAGAGCGCGCCCCGTCGGGTGATCGGTCAGGAGCCGCCGTCGACCGTGCCGCGGCCCCACTCCTGCGGGCCGAGCGGGATCGGGTTCTTGACGTAGCCCGCCATGTCCTGCGGGTCCTGCGGCTCGCCCGTGACGACCTTCATCCAGGTGTACTCCTGGCCGTCGGCGTAGGCGACGCCCTCGAGCGGGCCAACGCGCTTCACGAGCCACACGATCGTGCCCGACGTCTTCAGGGCCGCCCACACCAGGTCTCCGCCGGCGAGGGACTGGAACGTGGTGCCGTCCAGGTCGCGCAGGACCGTCAGGGCGGCCTCGGCGTTCCCGTTGCCCCAGGTCTGCGCGTTCCCGGCCTGCGAGAGCGGCTGGTCCGGGACCACGTCCGGGGTGGTAGGCGACATGCGGAAGTCGGTCTTGTTGATGAAGTCGGCAGCGGCGATCGCTGTCGCGAGCTCCGTCGTCGTGATGGCGTTCGGGTCGGCCGGGGCTGCGGTCAGGATGTCGAGCCGCGTGCGGCCGTCAGCGAGTGTCAGCATCGGGGATCACTCCTCCGTTTCGGTGTCCCCGGTGTCCGGGGGCTCGGTGGGGTCGCCCGGCACCTCGACGGCGTCAGGCTCGGGCGTCCGACGACCGCGGCGCGGAAGTCGGGCAGGCATCGGCTCTGGAGCCTGTGCCGCAGGTGGGGCCACCTCATGGGCGGCCGGGGGTGGGGTCAGCGCGTAGGCGGCTCCGAGCGCCGTGCCGAGCCAGTGGTCGGGGATCGTCGCTCGCTTGCCGGTGCGTTGGTCGTAGGCGTCGATCAGGGGCATGGTGAAGCACTCCCTCTCGGAAGGGGTCGAGCGGGTGGGGGTCAGGACTCGTCGTCGGCCGGGACCGACGAGAGCGCGAACGTGTCCAGGGAGATCGACTTGTGCGGGTTGACGTCCCGGTCCAGGTAGTCCGCCTCATGGCGGACGAACACGAGGTACATGCCGCGACCGGGGACCGCCAGTTGACCGACCCGGCCGAGCGGCACCAGCAGGTCACGCGCAGCGTCCAGGTACATGATCGCCTGCTCGAACGTCAGGCCAACCGACTTCAGCCGGATGGTCAGGTCCCACGCCGACGTCGCTTCCGACAGCGGAAGGTCATCCGGGCGGGCACCGTTCGCCATCTCGATCAGGTAGTAAGCCGCAGGGGGCATCGTGCCCGCCGGAACCGACCCCAGGAACGCCGAGCGCCCCAGGGTGGCTACCTTCACCCGCAACGTCTCAAGTTCTGCGCGCATACAGGTCCACCACCCGAGACAACTCGTCGTCGGCCATCTCCGAGAGTGCGCACACCTGATCGACGCCATCGGGGCCCAGGTCGCACAGGTCGTCCAGCATCGGGGCGGGCAGTCGGTCGCGCAGCGAGAGCACGTCCGCCCTCCAGTGCACCTGTGTGGCGGCGATGCGGCGTAGTTGCGCCAGGTAGTCGGTCACAGCGCCTCCCCCAGAACATCGGCGAGCGCCTTCTCCATCCGCGGGGCGTCAGCGTTCAGGGCGCCGACCGGGTCGGGGACCGTGCCGCCGCCGCCGGAAGACCCGCCGAAGTACGCGAGGGACGCCAAGTCGCCCGCCATCCCGCCGGGTCCGGACACCGGGCCGATCTCCGCAGTGAACCCACCGTCGAGGATGTCGAACGAGATGGACGGCTTCGCGCCCTTGAACCAGAACGAGGACCCCATCTCCTCGACCATCTGCTTCTTGACCTCGACCGCGCCCTTCTTGATAACCCCGGGCACCTGGTCGACGACGCGCTGCGGCGCCCGTCGCAGGTCGGCCGCGAACGCACGCACCTCACGGTCGTCGATGGAGGCCATCAGGAGCCCTCGTCGGGTTCGGGTAGGACGTAGACCACGCCCGTCTCGGCGCCGAGACGGTACGCCGTGGCCGCCGCCTTGTGCAGCAGCGAGACGATCCGCAGCTGGTCGCCGGCCAGGTTCGGGTCATGCTCGGACGTCAGGATGGTCGCAACCATGCCGACGTCCGGGGCGCACGACCCGGCAGGGATGTCGTAGCGGTAGCGGCGAATCGTGTACGTCGCGCCACCGGCCTCAGGGGTGGTCGACTGCTGGTCGTATGCCTGCACGAAGCACGGCCCGGACGCCCACGGGTGGGTCGCTGGCCAGTCCGGGTCGGGGTACACCTGGGTGACGATCTGCGCGACCGACCCGTCAGGGTTCGTCGTCAGTGGCCCCATGTGGTCGAGCGTGGACGTGTCGGTCATCCGCGACAGGGCCACGTCCCGGGCGATGCCCAGCCCGAACGCGGCGATGTCAAGCATTGGGCCACCGCCACGGAGCAGTGCCGAGCCGGATCGTGCCGACCCGTTGGTTGGCGCGGCCGTGCGGCAGGAGCCGGGAGCGTTCGTCGTCGGACAGGTACAGCATGCCCGTGGACACCGCCTGGTCGATCGTGGCCTGGAAGTCGTCGAGCCCAAGGGACCGCAGCGACTTCGGGTTCTTCACGACGCGCAGGACCATGTCCTCGATCACGTCCTGAACCACGGCGACCGCGACAGTGCCAGCGGTCACCCGGGCGGCCAGGGACGGCACGGCCTCGTCGATGCGCGTCGTCGCCTTCGTGATGAGGACGGTGAGCTGGGCGTCGGTGGCAGAGCCGGCTGGGATGTCGACGCCGTATGCGGCGGCGCGGATGTCGGCCGCGGTCACGTTGTATGCCATCTCAGCCTCCTGTTCGGTCGGTCAGCGACCGAGTGCTTCGTCGACCGCGGCGATGATGTCCTCGCGCGACGCGTCGGGCGCGGACTCGATGCCGAGGGTCGCCGCGTAGGCAGCCCACGCAGCCTTGCTTGCGCCCCTACCGGACCGAGGCGGCTCGACGGGTGCGTCGTCGTCTGGAGTGCCCGTCAGAGGGGCCGCAGACGTGGCCTCCGGCATGTGCACGCGGCCGGACACAAGGTGCTCGCCGACGGTCACGCCGACCGGCACGACGTCACCCGCGCGCAGCATGATCGGGGCCGTGGCGCCATGGTTGCGGGTGATGTAGACGACACCCTCGAGGTCGTCGCGGATCGTGGGCACGATGATGCTCCTCACAGGTCGGACGGGGTGCCCCTGCTGGGGCGGCCTGGGGGATGCCCAGGCCGCCCAGCAGGGGGTGGATCAGAGGACCTTCGCCGCGAGGCTCAGGTCCGCGTTCGCCAGCACCGGCATGCCGATGGCGTCGGAGATGACCTCCGCGATCATCGGCGGCTTCTCGTTGCGGTACACGCCCGCGACGATGCCCGGCTGCTCGGCGTCCTCGATGCCGTAGGACGGGTCCGTCGACGTCAGGGTCTGGCCCCAGAACGTCGCGCCCAGCTCGGTGCCCTCGAAGTCGTCGACCTCGACGGGCGCTGGGAGGTACAGGACCTTGGTGGCGTCGAGCACCACACCCGCCGACGTCCGCCGGTCGAACCGGAAGATCGGCGGCAGCCCAGCACCCTGGACGATCGCCTGCACGTCCGCCTCGGTCGGCGGGCGCGAGGCCGAGTTGACCAGCTGGACCTGGAACTGGTCGCCCGCAGCGAGCTGACGGAAGACCGCAGTGCTCATGACGAGCGCCCCGGGCTCCACGCCGTTGCTCGCGACGTAGACGTCGTGCCAGGTCTGGAGGTCCGCGAGCCGGTCGACGTTGGTGTTGCTCGACCAGAGCGCGTTCGCCGTGACGGTGTGTCCCGCTGCACGGACGAAGTCGTCCTCGGTGTTGAAGTTGTCCTGGGTGATCGTGGCCTTGCCGGTCACGAGCACCGTGCCGCGCAGCCGCTCGATGCGGTCAGCGACAGCCTGGACGACCCGCTCCGTGGTCCGCAGGATCGAGACCTGGATCGCCTCGTCCGACGCGCCGCGTGTCCGGAGCTGCGTGTACTCCGAGACGGGGATGTTCTGCCCGATGGCGGGCAGCTCGAGCGTGACGCGCTTGCCGGCGGGCGCCTTGCCGACCTCAGGCTCGGCGTCGTAGGCGCGGAACCGCGCCTCCTCCACCAGACCAGCGGCACCGGCGACGAACCGAACGACGATGTCGAACACGTCGCGGTTCGGCAGCCAGCGGGCGAGGGTGCCCTTGCGGGCCTCGTAGGCGGACAGCGACTCCCGGGCGTACCCGGTGAGGTCTGCGGGGTCGATGATGTCAGTCCACAGAGCCATCAGGACCCACCTCCAGCGACCTCGATGAAGGCGAAGCCGGGCGCGGCCACGACGGTGAATGCGATCGGCAGGTTGTCGACCTTGACGAGGCCGTGGCGCAGGATCGGCGCCGCGAAGTCCGCGGTCGTCGCGGTGCAGGGCTGGTCGGTGAAGACGAACCCGAGCACCTCGCCTTCGCCGCCGGTCCAGGGAGCCGCAGCGCCCTCGTCGGCGACGTCGACGGGCAGACCGGATGGGATGTACCCGTTCGGGTAGTGCGTGCCGGCGGTGAAAGCGCTGACGTCGATCGTCGCGGTGCGGCAGTTGCCGATACCGTGAGCGGACCCGAGCCAGGACTGGTCACCGCCGCCGATGGTCTCACTGGTGAGACGCGGCATGGTGTTGTCCTTCCGTGGGGATGGGCAGGGATGGGTTACTTCTTGGCCGGGTGGCGTTCCGCGAACAGAGCACGACCGGCGCTCACGCCAGCCGGCACCTGCGAGGTGCCACGCTTCCCCTGGCCCATGTCGGGCCACTTCTTGCCGGCGGGCGCGATGCCGTCGACGTACTGCTGCACCTTGTCGGTGTCGACCTGTCCGCCGTCGGCGGTCAGGAACTTGGTGGGGTCGAGCGGGGCGAGGATGACCTCGATCTGCTCCTTGGTGAGCCGTCCGCCCGCGGCGGCGCGGAACTCGGCCTGCACGAGCGCGGGCAGCAGTTCGCGGCGACCCTCAGCCTTTGCGGCGGTCTTGGCCGCTTCGACGGCGCGCTCATCGTCGGTCTGCGTGCGTGCCTTCAGGGCGGCGAGTTCGGCAGCGATGGTGTCGCGGTCTGCGGTGGCGGTCGCGCGCTCCTCGTGCTTGCGGGCGTGGTACCTCCAGTACGCCTCGCGCTGCTCGCCGGTCATCTCTGCGACTGGGGTCTTGGCCGGGAATCCGTGGTCCTCGGCGTCGGTCTTGCCTGCCTTGGCCGTCTCGGTCGTCGCAGCGGCACCGTTGCCAGCGGCGGTCGAGGCTGCCGCCGCGGCCCCGGTGCCAGCGGTCGCCGTTCCTGCCGCCGCCGCTCCGGCCTCGCCCTCCATGCGGGCGTTCCCGAAGGTGCGGCGGTGGAAGTCCAGCAGAGCGGCGATGCCACCTGGGGCGGTCAGGTCGATGCCGTGCGGACCGAGGTTGGTGCCGTGCGGACCGAGGTTGGTGCTCATGCGTGATCCCCTGTCGGGAGTGGTGGGCGCACCCATGGCGGGTGCTCGGTTTCCCCCAGGGCGGTGCCCAGGGGCGTTCCTAGGCCGCGATCGCCAGGCTGCGAGCGCGTAGGGCGTCGATGCGGTCACGCTGGTAGGCCAGAGGGCCGATGACGTTCTCGCCGGCAGACGCCCGGGCCAGCAGTCCCCGGTAGGACCGCTCAAGCGACGCGATCTCCGACTCCAGTCGCCGGGTGACCTCTGCGGCCGTGGGGCCAGCCTTCGGCAGGCTCCCAACCCCCCGGAAGTCGTGGGCCCGGTCCGTCAACACCGGACCAAGTTCTCCGTGCTGCTGGACGTTGTACCGGACCCGCTTCAGGTCGGCCGCGTAGGTCGAGGACGCCGACTCGTAGACGCGCTTCAGGTCCTCGTCGTTGAGCGTCCCGCCGGGGTCGGCGGTGCGGGTCACAGGGGCCACCGTGCAGTGGCAGCGCCCGTGCAGCGGCGCCAGGGTCTCGATGGAGTAGATCCGGTCGGCAGCGGCGATGCATAGGCCGCACGTGCCCTCGCGGGACAGTTCCGGGTGGATCACGCGCCGCCACCCGATCGCCTGCGGGTTCGCAGCGAGCGACTGCCGCCACTGCTCACGCCGGGCGAGCCCGGAGTCCCAGCGGACCATCGTGTCGGCGCGCTGCAAGCCCATGGTGACGGCCTGGTCGAGGTCCGCGCCGCGGGCCACCTGGAGGCGCACCGTGTCAGCCACCCGCCCGTAGACGGACGACCAGTCCCGGACCCCGACCCGCAGTGGGTCGTTGATCGAAATGACCCCAGCCGGCCGGGGAGACCCGCCGATCGTGGCGCCCAGGATGCGAGTCATGTACGCGTCGGCGGACGCTGCTGACAGGCGCGAGGTGGACCGGGCCACGGCCCCGGCTTCGGTAGCGGCCGTGGTGATGGACCCATGGTCAGCCCAGTCCTGCACGCCGCTCAATGCCGCGGCTACCTGTGCTGAACCCTGCGCCTGGATCCTGTCCTGGGCCACGGCATCGGCGTTGACGAGTCTCGCGACCAGTTCCGGGTCCATGGTCAGACCTCGGCGGGTGCCGGTTCAGCGGCCGGTGCGGGAGCCTCCACGGGAACCGGGGCCGCCATCGTCGCAGCGAGCAGGGCATCATCCATCCGCTCGGACTCCATGCGCTTGATGTCGTCCGGGCCGAACTGCCAGATCGTGCGCATCCTGGTCCGCCACGGCACCCCGGACGACGCAGCCTTGACTGACGCGTCACCCTTCTCCGACAGGGAGTACCGGTCTGCGGGACGCCACTGGATCCCGATCAGCGCCGGGTTCGTCAGACCATCGGCCTCCGCGATCTGACCGAGCAGCGCCATCGTCAGCGCGTGCGAGGCGCCCAGGCGACCCTGCTTGTCCTCGACCTTGGTCGTCAGGCCCTCCTTGACCAGCGAGGCCCCGGCCGCGGACTGGTTCACCGCGTCGGAGGAGAACATCGACATCGGGGTGAACGTCACCGCCGAGAGCCGTTCGATCTCCTTCGACGCGAGCCCGGACACCGGGGTGGTGTCCACGACCCCGGATTCCCACATCTCCGCCGTCTCCGGCAGCTTCCACAGGGCGTCCGGTGCGGCCTGGAACAGGTCGTTGTAGTCGATCAGTTCGCCAGTGTCTGGGTCCTTGTCCGGCATGTCCTTCACGGGGACCTTGATCGCACGCTGACGGAACGCCTGCATGGTCACGATCCACATGGCCTGGAGGATCACGTGGTCGATGCGGTCCAGGTGGGGCAGGTGCCGCTCGAACTCCCCGACGCCCTCCTCGTTGCGGTACCGCACGACCGGCATCGGCACAGGGACAGGCTCGCCCTCGGCGCCGCCGAGCGTCTCGTCCCACTCCCAACCGGAGCCGGTGAACCGAACCCCGGACTTCACGGCCGACTTGCGCGGGCGGAACGCCACCCACCGGCGACCCACGTCCCCGTCCGGGCGGAACAGGTACGCCACATCGCGGTCGTCGACGTCGTCGTGGAAGACCTTCGAAGCCGCCAGGATGATCGACTGCCGGACCGGGTCGTGGATCGTGATGACCTGACGGGGGTCCTCGGCCGTAGCTGCGACCTGGCCCTGGTACTTCGAGCCGATCACGTAGGCGTCACCGGCGATCATCGACAACCGGTGCACGTCGTCCTGCTCGGTCTCCATGCCCGCGGACTTCCACAGGGCGTAGGCGTTCGCGTCCCCGTTCTCGTCCGCGCTGTCCGGGGTCACGATCCCGGTCACCCGCAGCCGGTAACGGGGGGCCTTGACGATCATCTCCGCGAACGCCGTGCGCGCCGTCGCGAAGAACTGCCGGGCTGCGGCCGGGGCGTCCTTCAGGGCGGGCGGCAACGGCTGCGTGCCCTCGTACCGGGCGAACAGCGGGTCGATGCGCTTGCGACGCACCTCCAGCTTCGCCGAGCACCGCTGCATCCACCAGCCGGGACTGTCGGGAGTTCGCACGTCGATCGGCACGGGCCCCCCTCTCGTTGGTCAGCGGATACGTCGGGGGCGGGTCGGGGGCCTTGGGACAGACGCGCCGGCCTTCACGGCGTCCAGGTACGCCTGCCAGGACAGGAGACCGGCCATGCCGCCGTCGAACTTCCGGTCCGGGTGGATCTTGCCGAGGATGAACAGCGGTCGACCCTCGTCGTCGACGAACTTCGTCGGGACCTTGCCGGCGTTGCCGATGTGGCGCGTGAAGTCCGCGGCGTTCTGGTGGCCCGGGACCCAGCCCATGGAACCGGACGCCTGGCCCTCCTGGTAGGCACGGATCGAGTAGGCGACGATCTTGTAGCGGTTCGTCCACCACTCCTCGACGAGGCCCTTGTGCCGGCCCGCCCACTCGCCCATCTCGGTGACCCAGTACGGAGGGTCGCCGTACATCCGCCACACCTTGTACGTGGTGAAGATGTCCTCGACGGCCTGGTCGACCGACGATGGGTCGATCTCCCACGTCTCGTCCGCGTCCAGCGGCTTCTCCCACAGGGCGTAGAGTTCCTGGGTGCCCGTAGCGACCTCGGTCAGCACCATGGCCGTCGCGTCCCTGCGACGTGCCCCGTCGAACCCCACCGTGACGAGCGCACCCTTCGGGATTTTCGCCCGCATCGGCGCGTCGGGGTTGCCGCCGATGTGGCACAGGTCAGCCCATCGCTTCGTGTCGAACGCCTGCTGAGCGGACTTGATCCACCGGTTCAGCCACACCCGCTCGAGGTATGCGGTGTCCGCTCCCGGCCGGTCCCACTTCGACGCGATCTCGTCGAACTGCCCGGGACCCCACTCTCCCGCCGGACCTGTGGCTTCAGCGACCGCGGCGATGCGCTCGGTCTTGATGGCCAGGTCATGCCCACCATCATCGGTCCGGTACAGATAGAACATGTCCGGGCGCTCGATCTTGCCGTCCCGTATCATCTCGGCCTCGGTGTGCAGTTGCTCGGCCACCGACCGTTGGCCCAACTCGCCGGCGGTGCCCACGTACAGCGACCACGGGTCGTCGAGCGGTCGCTTCGGCAGGTTCGCGTCCATCGTCGTGTGCGCCGCGATCTGGCGCGGCAGGAACAGGCGGTGCGGCTCGTCGAAACAGTTCAGGGTCGTGCGTGCACCGTCACGGGCACCCGGGGAGTTCGACAGCGGCACCGCACGACCGTCCGCGCGCCCCCACTCGTCCAAGCGGATGATGCGCTCGAGCGACACGTCGAACAGGTCCGCGTCCGGACCCTCCTCGACCATGTACTTCAGCGCCCCGAACGCCAGCTCCTCGACCTGCTCCACCGTGACCGCCAGCATCGGGACGTAGGGCGAGCGCACCGGTCGGCCTACCGGGTTACCGTGCGCGTCGAAGCCGTCACACCGGGTCGGGCCCTCGGGGTGTAGCTCGGCGAACGCCAGCAACGCCATGCGCTCGGTCTTCGCAAGACCCTTCCGGACGCTGTACCCAACCCGCTTGAACCGCCGCCGGCCCGCCCACGGGTGATGCTGCGGGAAGACCTCCGTCGCCCGGTAGATGAACGCCCTGAACTCCGGGTCGATCACGTAGGGCTGCCCCTGCAACGAGCCGGGGCCGTAGACCGCGCGCTCCTCGATCAGCGCACAGACCTGCGGGCCCAGGGTCGGCCACGGCTGCGGGTCAGGACCCGGCACAACCAGCAGCACGACTCAGCCCACAGCGAAGAGCCCGTTACGCGGGTCGTCGCCCTTCTTCCGCTTGGCCGACTGCGTGGTCGGAACGGCACCCCGACGCTGATCGCCCTGCGCCTCTGCGGCCTGGACGTGCTCGATCTCCGCACGCAGCCTCAGCAGCGCCAGCGGGTTCAGCCCGAGCCGGTCCGACAGCATCCGCGCCTCGGTCGCCGCCTTCAGGTCCCCCTGCTCGGCCGCGATCTTCCAGCGCACGTACTGCGCCACCTCACGCAAGGCGTGGGACTCCTCCCAGATCACAGCCTGGGGCATCCCCCACAGGTCAGCCCACAACGCCACCTCGGCGTCGCGCGCCTGGTCGATCTCGAGCTCAAGTTGCGTGACGAGCATCTCCGCCTTGCTCAGACCACGGCGCAACCGGCCCTTGGTGCGACCGTCCTCAGCGTCGGCGATCTCCACCTGAAGCGACGCCACCCTGTCCCGGTTGAACTCCAGGGCAGCCTGTGCGCGAGGGCTCGGTTGCAGCGGCCACGGTGGAGCCGCGGCATTCCGACCCTTCGGGTTCAGGATGCGGAAGCCGGCCTTGGGGTTGTTGCGGCGAGCACGGACGCTCGAAGGCTTCGGGGCTGGGCCGGGGCTCATGGTGACCTCCGTGTCGGAGAGCGCCGAGGCCGACCCCTGGCGGGTCAGCCCGGCGAGACGTTCTGACGGCTGTTGCACGAGCGGCAGAGAACGGTCAACGGACCCTTGCCGCCACCGCGAGCGACCGCCCTGATGTGCGCCGCGGTCAGGTCACGGGAAGGGTGCGGGGGGCGCTCCCACCCGGGGCACAGCCACCCGTGCTCCGCCACCCATGCCGCAACGATGGCGGCTCGACGGGAACGCTCGGCAGGGTCGCGCGCCAGGATCGAGCTGGGCGATGGGGGACGCTTCGCGTGCTCCGAGCAGTACGTCACGCCCATCACTCGCTCCGGGCACCCGAACACCCCGCACGCCTTCGGCGCCCGAGGCATCAGAGACCCTGCAGTCGAACCATGACCACCATGGGCGAAGTGTCCGATCCTGTACGGAGAGGATTTTGCA